TGTTTTCATAAATCCGTAAATTTCTTTATCTTTTTCGTATGCTGCTATAACATTTTCTTCGCCGAGCTTTTTAATTATCTTAGAAAAATTTTCTTCGATAAGTTTTTTCTTTTTTTCCCTAGTTTCTTCTAGAAATTTTACTAGGTTAGAATAATATATTTCTAAATCTTCTTTGACGGCTCTTTCAATCCTACCGGGAATTTTTCTTAAGAACTTTTTTAATTTCTTTAATCTTATTTTTTCTTGTATGTCATAGATTATTTCTGATTGGTTATTATCAGTTAATTGAATAGCTTCTAAATTTTCTCTATCTTTCAAAGATAACGAAGTTTTAGAAATTTCAGTTAGATAATATAGTATTTCTGATTCGTTGATTAGTATTTTCATTAAAACCACTCTTCTAACAGTTCTTTTGCCTTACCAGTCTTCAATTCGCTGATATGAAATTGACCGTATGATAAATGACAAGCCCAAGCATATAATTTATCTTTATCAGCATAATAAGGTTCATTTATTTTACTAAGATCTTGTAAACAAACAGGACTAGCAGCGTTAGTAGGTGCTAATGTAAATGCAGGAATTCCGTGAAATATCGATTCTACAGCAGCTACACTATTAAATGTTACTAGAGCAAATACATCATCATTTAATGCATCTTGTAAAGTATCTGTAGTAATTCTATCTATTCTCTTAGGAGCACGTTCTCTAATAACTACAGGTCGGTCGGTATGCTCTTTGATTTTATTATAAGTTTCTGTGACCCATTGGGCTTTATCTATACCATAAAACCTACAAGGTTTATCATCCGGAGCTGCTATTAAAATCTTTCTACCATCTTTTTTCCAAGGTTGAAATTTTTTATTAAAATGTTTAAAACGATCATCTGGTCTCGATATTATCTTACTGTGTTGTAAATCATTTTTTACAATCCTATGCCAAAATTTCCAACCGTTGGGATTGGAAGATGTTTTTTCATTTCCAAAATATCCGGTATCCATATAATAAAATGTTCTACCATCTTCCCAACATTTGTATATAATTTTTTTCTTTAATATTCCTCGCAGTACAATAGGTTCGTTTGAATTATCATAGATAAAATCATCACTGGTTGTGGGTTTAGAACCGCAACCCTTGGCAAACATATTGATATATTCGTCCTCGCCACCTTTACTTAGAAAAATCATAGGCCGTGTTGTTGACAATATTCTGTATAAATTCTTTCTCTGTGCCATTCGTCAGAGAAACTGCCTCGATCAGCGAATTCATGAAAACATGGTGTTCCTAATGTGTAATGGATCAATTTTGCATCAGGATTATGATCATATTCTATATCTAACCAATTCCATTCCTTAGGAAGTTCACCGATAAGATCATCTGTGAGCCAAGTAAATCTATGTACCTGTGCTCCTGTGGAGCTCTGTATAAATTCTGGAGTCACTCTAGCATTTGCAGGATGACCACAATTCCAAAGAATAACAGAACTCCAATTTTTACGTGGATAATCCTCGTTCTTCGATCCCAGATACTTTTCAGTAAGTCTGGTTCTATAATCGTGTTTGACGACTTGTACGGCTTTTGATTCATCACGAGACTCCCATAACTTTGTAATATCATCTCTTAATATCATATCCCCGTCCATGAAAATAGCCCAACCTTGATAGTTCATTAGGTGAGGAACTAAGAAACGACTATAGATAAAATGATTGCTTCCGTCAGTATGCCGCTCTTCGTATCCTTTTAAAATGTTTAACGCTAAAGGCGAAATAGATACCGGCTGACTCGAATGTCTAATTATACTGTTAGAACAAACATGATATGCTATAGCTTCTCTCGGATCATAGCCTATAAAAATTGGAATCATAATCTTTCAATATCCTCTTCAATACACTGATCACCATATTGTATTTCTATAATTTTTAATGGCTCGGCTGTTTCATTACAAAGTTGATGCCATTCGGTGCGTTTTATATGTATATGATCAAATTTATTAAACACACCTAATAATTCGGCATCTGTTTTTCTATTAATAGTGTAAACTGTTGCAGTACCTTCAGAAATAAACCAATGTTCGGATCTATTCTTATGCCGTTGCATAGAAAGATTCTGACCTGGATCTACCGTTAATTCTTTTAGTTTAACTTCTTTGGAATTTTCATGAAGAATTCTATAATATCCCCATTTACGATTGGTTTTAGGAGCTTTCCAGTCTTGTAATATCCAAGAGCTGGAATTCTTTTTGTCTTCACCTCCGACTCCAAAAACAAATTCAATATTTTGATCATCAACATCCATTTCTGGAATATTATCTTTAGTGCGATCACCGCCGTTGGCAAAGATTAATTTTGCTTCAGGATAGTGCGCTCGAACTTGTTGTATAAAATGCTTGGCAGAACCATCTTCGTCGTCGAAGGTATAAACTTCGTCCACCATTGATAGATTGTTGATGATACAAAGACGTTCATTCCAGGGCATAAACGCACGACCTTTCTTACGCTCTAACCATTCGTCAGAATTTAACCCAACGATTAGCATATCGCCCAAAGTACGTGCTGCTTTAAAATAACTGATATGTCCGGAATGTATAGGATCAAACCCTCCGGTAACTAAAACTATATTATTCATGAAGATATTTATCTACGCATATTTTGGCAATAAATAAATTTATGAAAAAAATAGCACAGATCGTTCCTAATGAGTTTGACGAAAATTTTGTTAACGGTTGGAAAAAATATTTAGATAAACTTGTCATTATAGAAAGTTTGAATCAAGCGGATCCAGAAGTTCCTTTTATACTGCCAGCTAACCCTATCGGCTTCACAAGAAGATGGATGGATAAAAAGTTGCCATACTTCGCTATCAATAGACCTTATATTGGTTCTTGGCTAGCTAGTAGAAGATTTGCATTTCGTGTAGCGGTGAATTCATTTGCCTGCACGAAATTAGGAAATATGCCACATTCTCGATGGGCAACAACTAGATTGGAAAAACAATCGTGGAAAGTAAAAAAAGTAAAAAATATCTTGATTGCTCCGTCGAGAAAAAGCCAAGGCGCATTTACAGGAGAAGATCCAATATCCTGGAGCGAAAATTTAAAAAAATTTTTTATCGATAAAGGATGTAATGTAAAAATTAGACCAAAGGTCGGAAAAAAAGGAGTACAACACTGGGGCGACACCGCAAAAAATGTAGTAGGATTATTTGAAAAAAATGGAGACTTCGACTGGGCTGATTTAGTAATAAGTTATAGTTCAGCTATCACCGCCGAAGCATTCTGGTACGGAAAAAAAGCGATTAGTTTAGGTGTATGTCCGACATGGATAGCCTGTGATAATACATTAGACAATTGGTCAGATCCTGCTGAACCTAAAAATAGAGACATCTGGCATGAACACATGTCTTGGATACAATATAATTATGATGAATGGTATGACGGCACAGCTCAAGAAATGACCGTACATTATCAAGGCTGGCCTACAAAAGTCCCACACACTAATAATGATATTAAAGGGTAGCGTCCTCTAAACCAGCTGTGCGTAATTTTACGATATTAGACAATTGCCATTGTTTAATATCTAATGCTTTGATAATACCTAACCACTTGTTACGCAATAAAGCGAAATCGTTGATGATTTTTTCAAAGTCTACAACGTCAGCTTCGCCTTCTACAAACTTTTCACAGTCTCTAGAGCTCAACTGACGTTGATAATTTTCAAGATATTTGCGAAAATGTTGACTACGCAGTCTACGAAGTTCGATATTAAGATATTCTAAAATACCTTCAATTTCCTGTAATTGGTTGAATCGATTTTCTACAATACCAGGCATGCTGGCAGCGGCTCTTTCAATATTTCCCGCTATGCGAGCATCTGCTTTTGCTGCCAATAATTCAGCCTCATAATATGCCACGGCATCGGGTATGTTTGAAATATCCTTAGAAACTCGATCATACCAATTCATTTATTCCTCATCATCGTAACCGTAATCTTCTTCTTCTTCGATTTCTTCACCGTCAATAACATATTCTATGGCATTATCTAGATAAGGATCAACTCCTAATAAACTGTCTAGAGTTGATTCTTTAATACCATAATCCATCAATGTATTGACAAAATCAGTTGCTACATCTGATCGATGTTTTTCTGGAATGTGTTCAACGATTACTGTCCATAGATCTGCAATCAAATCTTCCTTCATTGGGCTCCCTCCGTTTCAGGCTCAACTGTAGTAGTTATCTCAGAAACGGATTTTTCGCCATGATTTGAAATGTCAGACATAACAGAATCTAAACATCCACCTTCGTTACGTTCCCACTCTTTGCGATAGAATTTAAGAATTTCTCCATCGATAGTGGTATAAGAAAGACGGTTACCATCCTTCTTCAACATACCTTTAGCTTCAGCTAGGTCAGTTAGACCGCTGTAAGGATTCATACCTGTTTCATAAGGAATCTTTACTTGTACACTTTCAAACGGCTTTGCGTAACGAGTTTTCATAATCTTACAGGCAGCACGAATACCTTTAACTTCTGAAATCTTGTTACCGTCTTCATCTTCTTTTAATTTCAACTTCTTCATGGCAACCACGATAGAAGATGCGTAAATGAAGCCTTGTCCGCCTGAGATTTTGTCGTCTGGATCGAACATATCTTGTGATGCATATGTGTGATTAGTAGCCACCAAGCCGACATTCGCACTACCAAACATATTAACACAGTTACGAACCAACGCTGTAAGTGCCTTTGGCTTTCTACCCATGTCACCTTTTAGGTCTCCTGCTTCAAATTGATTAACATCCGTAGGAGTCAACAACATACCTAGACTATCGATAATAAACAACACTTTTGGACGATCTTCTTCTGGCATGGCCTTATACTCGGTCATGAACTCATTGATAGTTTTAGCAACATCATCAATCATTGCCATATTGAGTTTAAGAAGTTTTTCTTCCGAAGTGTCTACACCTAACGCTTTTAACCAATCTTCGTCCAGAGCATTTTCGCTGTCAACTAAGACAACGAAAATTCCTTGTTGTTGTGCGTGTCGAACTAGGTTACCTGAACAGATGTATGATTTGCCTGCACCGGATTCACCTGCGAAAACAGTAACCTTACCTAACGGAACACCTTTATTAAAATCACCGCTGATCAAATAGTTAAGGGCATAATTGCCTGTACTGATCCAATCTGTAGGATCATTAAATCCAATACTAAGACCTTCAATATTCTTAGTAAGACTTTTTCTAAATTTACTTACATCAAATGCTTTTGCCATTGTATATCCTCGTAGTGAAGAGAGTGCGAGTTACCTCGCACTCTTTACTTTATCGTTATTGTTTCTGACGATTACGAATCATGGCAAGAATATCTTGCGCACGACTCGCAGATTCAGCGCCATTACTTGTAGTAGGTGCTGGTGCTGCCTTCGGAGCGGCAGCTACTGGTGCTGGTTCGTCATCACCATCTTCGTCTACAGGAGCAGATACACGAGCTGCTGTTTTAGCAACAGGATCGCCAGTAGCAGCACTCATACCAGCTGGTTTAAAGTATTGACCCCAACGTTCCATGTCATAGGCTTCGCCGTCGACAGAAGCTTCAAACATTTCTTTCATAACTTTGAGTTCAACGTCAGTTGGTTTCTTAGGCAAAAATCCTGATAGATCAAACAGGCCATGCGTATCGATGGCTGCTTTCTCAACGTCTGTTAGAGCACGTTCACGACGGCTCCATTTAGAAGTAGAGTAGTCTGCGAAACCACCTTTAGATGTTTTTGCAATACGGAAGTCAACACCACGGAGGTAGTCGGTTGGCAACTCTTCCAACTCTGGATCCATCAGTGCTGAACGGATGATTTGATAGATTTGAGGACCAATGATAAAT